CAAGATGATTTAATCACCGAATACTACGAATGTCTGATTGACTGTGAAGACGACCAACATGTTTGTAAACGTATATGTAAGGAGGTTTTAGTTTAAAACAAGTACACGTTTAAAGTAAAGAAAACATGAATAAATTTCAACATCCACCTTAAGTAAATTAAATAGTAAACCCTAACGCTCTTGACATTTTGTTAAGGGCGTTTTATAATGTCAATAGTATGCGATGGTGAAAGATGATGAGTCCTTTCTGTAATGTTTTAAATACAAGAGAAATGTATAGTAGATTTTATCAAAAAGTCTATACTGAGGTAGAAGTTCAATTTGCAGACGAGAATCCTGCATGGATTCCATATGAAACATTATTAGCAATCAGAGAAAAGCACTCAGATAATGATTGAAAGACTCAAAGAGTTGTTAGTAGGTACATTTGATAACAAAAGACAGGCATATCAAAATCCCACATTTTATGCTCATATTAGATTGATACATAAAGATATTGGTAACAATTTGATATATGGAGAACAGGCATATACATATGATGAGGGTAGACCATACCGACAATTTGTTATTGAACCTGTGATGGATGGAGGAGTAATGAAGGTAAAAAATTATGACCTTAAAGAAAAGAACAGGTTCATTGGATTTAAAAATCTGGGCAGTATTACTTCAGATGATTTACATCATAACAATGGTTGTGACTTACTATTCAATCAAGTAGATTATAATACTTTTTCTGGTAGTTTGTATGGATGCGATTGTGTAGTAAGGGATTCATACGTACAGAGTAGAGTTCAAATTACAACTACTACATATACTACAATTGATATTGGATACTCCAAAATTACAAATAAAAAAGTTTGGGGATCTGATTACGGACCTTTTGAATTTGATAGATTAAATGCTTGATATTACAATAAAAGATAATTATTTTCCAGACGTTGAACGCATAAGAGAACTTGGTGTTAGATGTAAGGGGTGGAGAATTTCTGATAGACCTGACTCAGGACCAGGATGGAGAGGAATAAGATCTGAGAAGTTTAAGAAATTGGGTAACGAAGAATTATTACAGATAGAGAGAGATATATTTAATTTTGTGTGGGAAGAGAGAAATCTTAAAGACTGGAAATATCCACATTATGAGGATGAGTACATAGGACAAGATCTTACTGAAGTCTATGGGGAGGAAACAACTGTAGCAAATCTACCTATGGTGGATCCTATGATTACAACATACTTTCATAGGAGTCCTGCAAACACAGTTGATATGTTGAATGAGTTTCATACAGATAGATTTCATAGAGATTCTCTATCATGTGCAGGGGTAGTTTATTTAAATCCAGATCCCCCACCCATGACAGGAACATCAATTCTTGATGGTCGTAACATTGAGTTTATTAACGTAGAAAACGTGTATAATAGATTGGTGGCTTATGACGGATATAACATTCATGCTTTATCTGGATGTTTCGGAAACAGTCCAAAGACTGATAGACTAACTATAGTATTTTTTATACACGAAAAAGCACTGGCAAAAGGATTTATTTAACTATGAAAAAAGCACTTATTACAGGTGGAGCAGGTTTTATTGCACACCATACAATCAGTTACCTATTAAAAAATACTGATTGGGAAATTATTACTCTTGATAGATTAGATTATAGTGGTAATCTAAATCGTCTGCATGATATCATGTTATCCTTTGATCCAGAGGTTAGAAAGAGAGTAAAGATTGTACATCATGATTTGAAGGCAGAACTTAATCCATCGGTTCGTACTGAAGTAGGGGAAGTAGATTATATTCTACACTTGGCAGCAGGATCTCATGTAGATCGTAGTATAGATTATCCTATGGAGTTCATTATGGATAATGTTGTAGGAACTGCTAATATTTTAGAGTTTGCAAGAACGCAAGATAATCTTGAGAGATTTCTTTACTTTAGTACAGATGAGGTATTCGGTCCCGCACCTAATGGTATCAAGTATAAAGAGAACGATAGATATAATTCAACTAATCCATATAGTGCAACTAAGGCAGCTGCAGAAGAGATAGCAGTAGCATATGAGAATACATATAAACTTCCAATATACATTACACATACTATGAATGTATTTGGGGAGAGACAACATCCTGAGAAGTACATTCCTATGTGTATTAAGAAAGCAAGGGATGGAGAGGTAGTTACAATTCATAGTGATGCAACCAAGACAATTCCTGGTTCAAGACATTATATTCATGCTGAAGATGTTTCATCAGCAGTATACTTCTTACTTCAATATAAGGGAACATTTGAACCTACATGGGGTAATGCTAAGTGTCCTAAGTTTAATATTGTAGGATCAGAAGAACTCAACAATCTTGAGTTGGCACAGATTATTGCTGATGCACAGGGTAAGGAACTTAAGTATGAGTTAGTTGATTTTCATTCTTCCAGACCAGGACATGACTTGCGATATGCATTAGATGGTGGTAAGATGAGGGAACTAGGTTGGACACCTGCTAAATCTGTTCGTGAACGTATAGCAGACGTTACTAACTGGACACTTAACAATGAGAGGTGGATTAAAGTATGAAGAACAGTAACATAACTCAGGAAGAGTTTAAAAGTGTTGCAGATGATTTTTTTGTAAAGTATGATTATGTCAAACAAAACCTGGAGGGGGACACCGAAGACATTATAAGAGTTGTTAACACTATTTGTGATGAGGTTCAACTTCAGAAGAATACTAAGAGTAGCTTCTCAGTAGGATTTACAGGAGATTATGAAAAAGATCCTGTTTAATATTAGAGAGTTCTTATGGGTATGTGCAAGCGAAGTAGAGGATTGGTTATATCCATACAGAAACAGATTAACACCAGAAGAAAGATTTGAAGTAAGAGTTAAAGATCCATATACTGAAGAAACGTATATGGTAGAAGAGTTAATTCAATCTTTGAATCAGAAGGTGGATGCTTTATATGATGATATGGTATGGGTAAAGCATATGATAACAGAACATGAAAAATTAGTACAATTAAATCCTAAATTTAGAGTTAAGAAAGCAAGTGAGAGTTTCTCAGTTTCGGGATCAATAAGATCAAGTAAGATAAATACTTAATTAGCACTTTATAAGGACAACTAATTTGAAGGATAAGAAGGCAGCAAAATTGATTATTAAGAGAGCAAAGAAACATCCCGAACTGTATAGTGAAAAAGAGGTATATTATGCTAAAATGGTCCGAAAGAGACTTAAATCTAAAGACAAAGAAAAACAAGATGACTAATTTTGCCAAAGAACTAAAAGAAGGAACTAAAAAATCCCATTCAGCAGCAGAGAATACTAAATTTGTATCCTCTTTCCTTAGAGGTGTTGTTAGTGAAGAGAATTATCGTGGTTTAATTTCTAACTTCTATTTTGTTTATCGTGCTATGGAGGAAGAGATCTCCAAGCATAAGTCTGATCCTACTATTGGTCAGGTATACTATAAATCTCTAGAAAGAACTAACTTCTTAGAAAGAGATCTTAGATATTATTATGGTCCTAATTGGAGAGCAATAGTAGTACCAACAGAAGCATGTCAACAGTATGTTAATCGCATACGTGAGGTAGAACCTTATCTTCTCATTGCACATCATTATACTAGGTACATTGGTGATCTATCTGGTGGTGTAATACTAAAAGGTATTGCTGAGAAGGCATTAACATTACCAGAGGGTGAAGGATTATATTTTTATGATTTCCCTAATATACCTGATGCTAAAGAATTTAAGAATTCCTATAGAAAACAATTAGATTCTATACCATTAACCGAGCATCAAAAGAATGCTATCATAGTAGAAGCAAATTATGCTTTCCGTCTCAACATGTATATGTTTGATGAACTGGAAGGTGACGCAACAAAATCATTCCTTCAAATTATTTTAGGAATAATTATTCCAAAGGGAAAACGATGAAAGACTCTCTAAAGATTCAACAAAATTCTGATGGTTCTTTTACTGCAGAATGGGATAAAAAAGATCCTGATTGGAGTTGGTTAAATACTCTGACATCAAAAGAATTGCAGAGTGTTTTTGACGAAGCACTCCGAATGGATCAGCAATGATTTGCAAATTTTAAAAGTTTATGATAACCTATACATAACCTAGGAGGTTTTAATACAATGGCTACGCAAACAGGTTTAACAGTTGACAAAATAGTAAAAGTAGTAAAAGAGAAATGGGCAATTTTTGGTGTTTGTGCACTAACTATTTTTATTCTACAATTACTATCTACTAAGATTCTTATATCTATTGTTTTAGGTGCTATTATTGCTTATCTATTACCATCAGAGGTAAAGACAATAGTTAAAAAGGCATCAGCAGCAATTAAAAAAACAAAAACTGAAACAAAAACTGAAGAAGAGAATTAATGGCATTATCAGATACAGTGAAGACATCATTGAGAGATGCACAAGAGGATTTAAGAAATGCTCTAGCATACTCTGCACGAACAGAGAAACCATTTATTAGTAAACATATTGCAGATATGATGGCAAATATTGATAACCTTATAGATGCTAGTGATGTTATAGATAAAATAGAGGATCGTACTGAGGGTGATAGTGGTTTCTTTGGTACTTTTTATAACAAAGATGACATATAAATCTATAGGAAAGTTAAAGAATTATTAGAAATTATAGATAGTATATTAGAATATCCTAACATAATAAGATACCAATGTTTAACTTAGATGAGGTCTACGGAACCTACCTACATTCAGATAAAAAATTTCGCATTGATGGTGTCCCAGAAAAAGTTACGGGTTATGGATATTCGTGTAATGGTTCTGACATAATAGGACATTATGTTAACACAGAGAGTTATAAGTTGCATTACGATTTAAAAGGGATATTTGTTCGTAAAGAAACACTTGAACTTGAATTCCAAAGAAAATAGTGCTAAATTAATATAAATAATAATGCATGACATAGGAGGTCGTTTATGACTACTCAGGTACCACAACACGATTTAGAACATGAGGTTTATATTGATCCTAAAGATCATAAAGAACATGTTAATCATGGTATGATTGAATATACTGAGGCAGATTTAGAAATGCACAATGATGCTTTTCATGATCATGATGAAAATGAAGAGAATGAAGGTGGTGCTACCATTAATGACTGGCATACAAGACATCAAGATTCAAAACTTGAA